ATGGTGGAAAGAAAGAGGCATATGAGATGTCTGGTAAACTTACACACAAACATGATGACTAAATTATTAAAAAAGAAACAAAGACATCAAGTTAAATCTAGATGGTATTATATCTTCTGGGGTGCTGCAACTGTATCCGTATTTGTTGGTCAGATGTATGTTGGTTCTGGATATCGTCTGATGTCTGATTCTATCAATAAGCTTATAGATGGTGTGGAAGTAGAGCAGAGGTTTTATTAATGAAATCTAAATCACTTAAAACACCCTTGAGATATCCTGGAGGAAAGTCACGTGCTTGCACTAAGATGGGGCAGTTCTTTCCAGACTTTAGTAATTATAAAGAATTTCGTGAACCATTTCTTGGTGGTGGGGGTGTATCACTTTATATCTCTAAGATGTATCCTGAGTTAAGTATTTGGGTTAATGATTTATATGAACCTCTTATAAATTTCTGGAAGAACATACAAGAAGATGGGCAGAATCTTCAAGATATGATATGGAGTTTAAAGAATAAATATCCCGATAGAGATTCTGCTAGAGAACTCTTTACCCAAGCAAAAGAAAGTATTAACAATGAAAAATTATCCAGTAGAGATCGTGCAGCGTATTTTTATGTTGTCAATAAGTGTTCCTTTAGTGGTCTTACTGAGTCTTCATCTTTCAGTGCACAGGCATCAGAATCCAACTTCTCATATAGAGGAATTGAAAAAATAACAGGATATCAAGAGATAATAAAAGATTGGAAAATAACTAATTTATCTTATGAGGATATTTTAACTAATTGGTCAGGAGCATTTATATACTTAGATCCTCCATATGATATTAAGGATAATCTTTATGGTAAGAAAGGTGAAATACATAAGAAATTTGATCATGATAAATTTGCTGCAGATTGTGATACTCATACCGCACACCAATTAATTTCTTATAATTCATCTCAATTAATTAAAGATAGGTTCAAGGAATGGGATGCTAGTGAATTTGATTTAACATATACTATGAGATCTGTTGGTGAATATATGAGAGAGCAACAAAATAGAAAAGAATTATTATTAATGAATTATAACCCTAGAATTAAGTTAACTTTTGATGGATGTTATAATCATAGTAGATTAAAAAAGGAGGGTTTAGTTGATGGATAAGAATATACGTGAAAAATTAAATGAGTTGAGAGGTAGGAACAATGACTTTGAAAATATTATTGTTTATTCTTTTAAGGTAAATGAGCATCAGCATATTAATGATCATGAAATAAAAAGACTTGAACATAGTATTTCTTCATTAAGACAATTTAATAAAGAAATTGCTATCTATCTTTTTTGTGATAAACCAGATACAATTCCTCCTTATTTTGCTCTTAATTATTCTGCAAGAATTAAACCATTTGAAGAGGGATTTGATCATGATATGTTGAATGCTTGGTCAATTCATAGGTGGTACAATTTAAAACATTTTGATGATGAGTTTTATAATATTTTATATGTAGATGCTGATACTATTTTCTATCATGATGTCCAGTATCTATTTGATACATATTGTACTCATGATGTATATGGTAGAGAAGAATTTGGATTTAGACATGATCCAAATCATGGTGGTGGAAGGAATATAAGAGAGCAACTCGACTTAGTTGAATCTTGTATATATGATCTTGGTGGAACATGTGAAGTATATAAGCATTGTCTTGGTGTCATTCTATTGAATGATGGTATTCATCGTGATATTACTGAAAGGTTAGATGAGTTATCTAAGTTGATGGAACAGTTCAAAAAGAATCAAATTCTTTTACCAGTTCCTAATAGAAGGATAGCTGACCAATATGCTGTATGGGT